CTAATTAACGAGCTGGCAGCAGCTCTATGCAAGGCGCAGGCTGAGATGGGGGGAGCGGTTAAGGATTCATCTAACCCGTTCTTCAAGTCCAGCTATGCCGATCTAACGTCAGTTATTAAGGCGATCAAGCAGCCCTTCTCTGATAACGGTTTAAGCTACACACAGTTTCCCGTTACCTTTGAAGATCGTATTGGGGTAGTAACTCGCTTAATGCACAACTCAGGCCAATGGCTAGAAATGGACTACACCTTGCCTACGGTTAAGAAAGACCCACAGGCATCAGGGTCAGCCATAACCTATGCCAGACGGTACGCTTTACAGTCAATCGCAGGCATCCCAACTGCTGATGATGATGCTGAATCTGCAATGCTTCGCGGTGATGACAAGAAGCCTTTAAATGATTATCAATCTTCACACCTTAAGCATCTGCTTGAGGAAACTGGCGCAGATGTTGCCAAGTTCTGTAAATGGCTAAAGGTTAAATCAGTTGATCAGGTTCTGGCTGTGCATTACGACCGAGCTGTTGCCGCACTAGAGGCTAAGAAGTGATCATCCTAGACCATGAGCAAGGTTCCCCAGAATGGCTTGCTGCAAGACTGGGCAAGCCTTCTGCAAGCATGTTTTCTAAGCTGATTACAGCCACTGGGAAGCCTTCTAGCTCTGCTGATGGGTACATCAATCAATTGATAGCCGAACGCCTTACAGGGCAATCTGAGCCGTTCTACGTTACTGAGTGGATGGCGCGTGGAACTGAGTTGGAACCAGAAGCCCGTGAAGCCTACGAGTTTATTTCTGGCAATGATGTTATTGAGACTGGGTTTATCTTAGATACTAGCTTTGAGTATGGGTGTTCGCCTGATGGATTAATTACGGATCAGGGCGGTTTAGAGATCAAATGCCCAGCGCCACAAACGATGGTTAGTTATTTGAGAGACAACCAAGTAGGCGTAAAGAAATACTGGCAACAGATTCAGGGTTGTATGTGGATCAGCCAGAGAGAATGGTGGGACTTTTTCGCCTATCATCCAGAAATGCCGCATGTGCTTGTGCGGGTTGAACGCGATGAAGAATATATCGCAAAGCTGGCCGAGGAAGTAACCAAGGCCGTTGAAGTAATACTAAACCAAGTGGAGAAGTTAAAATGAAAGTAGGATTATCTGTAAGAATTGACGTTACTAAAATTGACAAGGCGCGTCTTTACAAAGGGGCAAAGGGTACTTATCTTGATCTGACCACGTTTGTGGATACCGAGCAGCAAGACCAGTACGAAAACAACGGTTTTATCAGCCAAAGCACCACCAAAGAAGAGCGAGAAGCACAGGTACAAACGCCTATTCTGGGAAATGTGAAGGTCTTTTTTACTGATGGAGCAAAGCAAGTTGAAAGCGCACTAGTGAATCAGGGTGGTCTGAGCATTGAAGAGCTAGATGATGACGTACCGTTCTAGACTAAAAACCCCCTCTCGCGAGGGGGAAACCATAGGAGGTTTGCTAGTCGGGGGAACCAGCTCAATTACTCTACCACAGGATTTGAAAAGATGGAATTAATAGACGCGGGCAAATGTCTGAAGCTGGCCCAGAAAGACACAGGCATTAACAGTGCAAAACTTGCTAGAATGACAGGCACTTCACCACAGCAGTTACTTCGGTGGCGAGCCAGTAAAAACATGAAACTACACACTATCCAGATGCTTACCTCCGCGTTAGGCATAAGCATCAGCAACTTTATAACTTTTGGTTCTAAGTAGGATCATCTTTTAGGTGTAGTTTAGCTAGGAAATAATTTAAACTTAAAACTGTTCGGGTGTGTGGATTGGGAATTAATAACCCATGATCGAGAGTGACCCCTCTAATAGCACCCCCTGATTGGTTTGACTGCCGATCAGGGAATAACGAAGGCCAAGGATAGGCAACAGATTCTAAATACGAGCAAACTTTAGTCACTGAGTCGCATAGCCCTCAGATTTAAAATTTTACTTTGCTAAGTAGAAAGGGTTATATCGTCTTTAAATAATTACATTTTTTGTACACATTAAGAAAACATGTACATCTTATGTAACAAACTGGTTAACAATTAGATTGCCTGAAGCAAATAAGGAAATTAAAAATAACCTTTAATTAAATACTTGGCGAGGCTTGCCGAGTCTTTAGGAGTAATAAATGTGGATACTACCAAAGAATTACCCGCTGTCATCGCGTTTTGCGCTGGATATGGTGGAATCGAAAGAGGACTTGAACTTGCAGGGGTTGAACATCGAGTCATCGCTTATGTGGAGATCGAAGCCTTCGTTATTGCAAACTTGGTTAAAAAGATGGAAACAGGGCAGCTACCTCCCGCACCTATATACACGGATATTAAAACCTTCCCAGCGCACCTCTTTCGAGACCGCGTTGACCTCATCACTGGAGGTTACCCGTGCCAACCATTTTCATCAGCAGGGCAAAGAAAAGGAGAAGATGACCCCAGACACTTGTGGCCGTTTATACGGAGACACATTGAATCAATTAGACCTGTTCGGGTCTTTTTTGAAAATGTCGAGGGGCACATCTCGCTTGGACTCAGCAGCGTTATTTCCGACTTGGAAGATGATGGTTACAGAGCAACGTTTGGAATTTTCTCAGCGTCTGAAGTTGGCGCTCCTCACCAAAGAAAACGAGTCTACATCATGGGCGACTCCAAGGGCTTGCAGTGCAATGGCAACTCAGATTACGGAGAAAACTTCAATGGCAAAATATCCAAATTTAGAAACTCAGGTAGCTCAGAGTTGGATTTGGCTAACTCCAACAGCGTCAGACTGGAAGAACATGGATACTTCAAACCAGCAAATTTTGTCAAAGCAAGTCAAAATGTGGCCGACTCCGACAGCGCATTTGGGAAAGGAGGGAGGATACCCAGCCGAGTACACAAGGAATACTCCATCACTAACGGCAGTAGCTATGCAGTCGGAACTAAAGCCCCACAGCAGTGGTTATCTGAACCCAGAGTGGGTCGAGTGGTTGATGGGTGTTCCGACAGGGTGGACAGACTTAGGCTCTTGGGCAACGGAGTTGTGCCACAAACAGCCGCAAAAGCGTGGATGATATTAAACGAAAGATTTAAGCAGAACTCTGGAGGTTCAAATGATTAACATGCGCGAAACATCAGCAGACAGATCACACGAAGAGAGGTTATTAACTGTGATGGCAAAGCGTTTAGGTTGTCAGTATAAGCAATCGCCTAACCTTAAAAAATACAGGCTAGACGGCTGGTTCCATGATGGCCAAACCCCTGATGACCGTGGGAATATGCTTGGCTGGGCTGAATGCAAATGGTACGGAGACAACAAAAAAGCCTTCTGCGCCTTGAATGTCCCGAAATATATGGAGATACTGCACCTGAGCCAGACAACCATGTTGCCTTCTTATTTCATCTTCAGAGAAGAAAATAGGTTTGGTTATATTGTTGTTCATGATGGCTTTATGCATAGGGCTAAGTTTAACGTTCGACAAGCTGGCGGAACCGCAAAGGGTAGAGCGCCTAACCCTGATGACGTTGAGCCTTTAATCATGTTTGATAAATCAGAAATCGTGTGGGGGAACTAATGTTATTAAATACCAAAGAAAATTGGCAGCCTGAACAGTCTGACGTTATTGCTTGGGGTAGAGCTTACCCAGCAGTAGATGTTCACCAAGAGCTGAAGGCGATGGAATCATGGCTAGACGCTAACCCAACCAAGCGCAAGACGAAGGCGGGCATTAAGAGATTCGTTAATAGCTGGCTTGCTAGGTCGCAGAATCAGGGTGGCACTTCACCGATTGCTAAGAGCTACAAGAAGGCAGATAGCCTAAGAGCTAGAACGCTAGATGAAAGCCTTACAGATATTAGCTGGCTACCACCAGAGCAGCAGAAGGAAATGAAAGAATACTACCTTGCCCAGCGCGGCTACTATTACGATGGGGAACTAAAACATGCCAGCAGCTAACAGACCAAGATTTATCCAGTACCAAAAGCATCCTGACTGCGAAAATTGTATAGACCCAGTTTGCGGCTGCCATAATAGCAAGCTTAAATATGGTGATTATTACACCTATAAGCAACTTCAAGAGGCTATTAGTGTAAGTAAAGCAACAATTAAGGGCAGGTTATACGGCAAGCCATTCTTTACTGATCGCGACCTGTACAGAGTTGGAGATGCTCAGAAGAAACCATCTGATTACATGATGCGGACTAGAGGTTCTGACAGGCTGGAAA